GTTCAAGGTGGACATCGTTCACACAGGCGAAAAAAGTGAAAACATGGCGACGGTTGAAAACGCTTGAAACAGGCCGAAAACGCTAGGCTTCACAAAACGGCGCTTGCGTTGAAAAAAGTGAAAGATTCGGCCCGGCAATTTGTTGGCGGACTTAGGGACGGCAACGCCCCTGCATGGACCCTGCAAAACCCCGGCCGGCGACTTGTTCACCGGCTGTTCCCAGGGCCTGCCAGTGTCCGACCCCCGGGGGCAGATTCCCGGGCATGCACCCGAGCCCCTTTGTGCGCCTGGAACCCGACCTGGAAGCCATCGCCGGCGACCTGACCCCGGCGGCCCGCCTGCTCCTGGCGCGCAAGCTCACCCGCTGGGCGCGCCAGCTCCGCGTGAGTGCCGCAATCCTCCGCCGCCGAGCGCCCACACCCAGGCCCGCCCTCGCCCCGCTCCCCGCCCGCCAGATCAGGGGGAATTGATCACCGCAAACCCGTGAGGAACGACTGCAACGAAGTCCGCGCACGGCTCCCTTCCTGGGGAACGGCGTTCTCCCCGCCCAAGGTGCGGTTCACCAGCCACAGATCCGCGACCACGCGCGTCCCGGCGGGCACCGGCAGCAGCGTGAACTGCGCCCGGGTCCGCGCCGCGCCGTCCGAGCTGGCGCCCGTGCCCAGGCTCATGGCCACGGCGGCGCCGATGCCCGCGTCCTTTTCGGCCACCACGCGGAGATCGTCCGACGCCGTGACCGTGTAACCCTTCGCCAAGACGGCCGCCACCAGGCGCGGCTTCACCTCCGCCACCGTCCCGGGCAACACCACCTCCGGCCGCCCGCTCTCCGTCGGCATTTTCGTCGCCGCACAGCCGCACAACACCACCGCCAGCCACATTCCCAGGATCGTCTTCATGCTTTGCCTTTCTTGATGATCTTCCCCGACTTTTGCATCGCGGCCTTCGACCGCGCATCCGGGTCGGTCTTCAACTTGTAGGTTGCCGCCGCTTCCGCAGCGAAACTGGCCTCCGAATTAGCCTCCTCAACCGGTTTCAAGTCACTAACTCCGCCAGACAAAGTGGCAGCGATCTGCCATTTTGACTCCGCCTCCGCGGTCGCCGGATCGGCGTTTTTGCGGTGCGTCGGGAAGCCGCCCACGCCCTTCCGGGACGCCGGTTTCCAGTCCTCTTCGGCCACTACGTAGCCCAGTTTGGCCAGTTTCTCGGCCACGGCCTCACGGATGAAGTAACCCTCCCCGCGGTCCTTGGCCAAATCGGTCTTGGCCACCAGCTCACGCAGGCTCTCGGGCATCTTCATGGATACGACCACCATTCGCAGCACAGCCTGATACCACGGAAACAATTCTTGAAACAAGTCGGTTGACATATCGGGTAATACCCAGTATTCCTTTTGCCGTGCGACGCAAGCGCCAAAAACAGACCCCCGAAAAGATGGTGGTCGTGACCATGAAGCTCCCGGAGTCCCTGGCTCTGGCGATGGACCACGCGGTCGCGCACCTCGACACGGACCGCTCGAAGTTCGGCCGCAACGCCATCCGCGAAAAGCTGGCCACGATCACCCGCTAGAAACACCTATGTCATCCCCCGCAAAAACACCGACCAAAGCCGCCAGCCCGAAATTGTCATCCCTCAGGCGTGTAGCCGCTGAGGTCTACACCCAAGCCGGTGGCGCCCTCAGCCGGTTCCAAGCCGCCGAGGTGGCAGAATATCTTCGCAAACGCTACGGCCGGGAGGCTCTCGAATTCGCCCGCCAACCTTACCGGGTCAACGGCCTCCCCGTCTGGTGAATCCCCAATTTGTGACCACGCCACCTATGTCATCCCCCGCAAAATCACCGACCAAAGCCAACCCATCCGCCTGGTTCCAGCAGGCGATCAAGAGCCACCAGGAAACCGAGGGCTTCCTGCACAAGGCCAAGAATGCCGCCATCATCACCGGCTGGTTCCTCCTCCAGGCTCGCAACGCCTGCCAACACGGCGAGTGGGAAGACATTACCGCCGAGTTTGAGACCAAGATCAGTTACCGCACCGTCCGGGCCTACATCCAGTTCGCCGAGGACGCCCTCGTCTCGGTCATCGCCGAGAAAAAGAAGCTCACGGCCGAGCAGGTCAAAAGCTACGAGCTGACCAACCGCGAACTCGCCGACGCCGCCCTGCGCGATGCCGCCGAGACGGTCGTGATCCAGTCCGCCGCCAACTTCACCGAGCTGGCCCGCGAGCTGCGCGTCTTCCGCAAGTTTGGCGAGCACGATGCGGTGCAATACGCCGCCGCCAAGGCCCGCGCCGCCAAGGGCAATACCGAGCCCCGGCAGATCGAGTTCAACTGGGAACTGAGCCTGCACGGACTGCGCTCCCTGGGCGCGATTGACCGGGTGCCCGTGGACAAGCTCGACGGCACCAAGCTCGCCGACCTCGAAACCCAGCTCACCGCCGCCCTCGCCAAGGTGCGCGACGCCCGGGCCAATCTTCAAGCGACGGACCTCCCCGCGACGTCGCCCACCGCTGCCGGTGAACCCTCTTCGGGACGCACCGGGACCACCGCCCAGGAACCGTAACCGGCAGCCTTCCTTTTGCCCGTCATGAACATCCCCGCCCTCATCCTCCAGGCCCGCCAAGCGGTCGCCGCCGAGCTGGGCCTCACGCCCGAGCAGATCGCCAGCGGCGCCACCCACGAGCTGAGCCGCGCCCGGCGCATCCATGCCTGGGTCGTCTGGAAGCTCAGCCTGTGCCGTTGCCGCGAGTTTGCCGAGGCCACCGGCCTCAGCCTCAGCTACCTCACCCAGGCCACCGGCGACATCGAGGCCGAGCTGACCCGCGACCCCGCCCTCCGCGCCCGTCTCAACCGTGTCGTGGACCGCCTCCGCGCCCTCACCGGGATTCACAATCGCGACACGGTGAATGCGCCCTTGAACCGCGCCCTGGCCAGCCCCCGCCGGTTCGGGTTTTCCCCGGTGCCCTACCGCAACGTCAACGCCTGCTAACCGCTCGCCCTCTTGGCCATGCCCAGTCCCCAAACCGCCAACGTCCGCACCCCGGATGCCGCGCCGCGCAAGCCCGCGGGCACAAGGACTGGGCGTGGCCCGTCGGCGACCGTGCTCATCGCCCTGGCCGCCCTGACTGAACTCCGGGAAATGGCCCGCCTGGAATCCCGGCTCACCGCCGACCCCGCCGCCCGCGAAGTCTGGCACCAAGTGGACCTTTGGGCCGCCGGTTACGCCCAGCAACGGCTTCACCTGTCCGAGTCCCACCCTCTCTGCCTCCCCGCCACTTTCCGATGAATCCCTCCGTCACGTTCTCCGCCGTCGCCGGCAGTCGCGCCGCCGCCAAGGCCCTCGCCCGCGAATGGTTCGTCGGCCAATTTGCCGCCCTGCAAGCCGGCGGCCTGGGCAAGGAAGCGGCCCTGCAAGCCGCCTGCGGGCTCGTGCATGAGAGCGGCCTCACCATGAGCCCCGGCCGGCTCCGCGTGTTTGTGGCGCGGCACGCCGCCCACGGGCTCGACGGATTGGTGGACCAGAAACGCGGCGTGGTGGGGCGCAAACCCGCCGCCGCGGCCCTCACCGAGGAACAACTCTTCGCGGCCCGCGCCGCCGCCCAGGAGAGCGGCAGCGCGGCCTTTGCCTTCCGCCGCCTCACCCTGCGCGACGACCTCAGCGCCGACGCCCGGCTGCACGTTCACCAGGCGTTTGCCAGCAAGTCACACGTGCCCAAGAGCATCGGCAAGGCGCTCAAGTCCTCGCCCCTGCTCACCGCCCGGCTGCAAGGGCACCGCGCGGCCCGGCTCGATGGCCGCTTCACCGAGCGCGATTACAGCGCCCACAAGGCCGGCGACTGGTTCGTGGCCGACGACATGACGAGCAACGTCCTCTGCTGGGTGGATGATCCCACCGCCGAGTTCGGCTGGCGCATTGCCCAGGCGCAGTTGCTCCCGGTCGCCGACATCTGCTCCCTCCGTTGGCTCAACCTCCGCCTGATCATCCGCGACGGTGGCCAATACAACGCCGCCGACGACATCTGGGGCCTGTTCGGCGACACCTTCGACAGCGCCGGTTTGCCCCACCGGGGAATGGTCCTGGAAGGCGGCCACTGGCAGGCCAACGCGGTCATTGGCCACCGCACCGGCCTGAGCGACGACGACCGCATCGGCGGCCTCCGCAGCCTCGGCCTCGACATGCGGCGGAGCTACGACCCCCGCTCGAAGCAGATCGAGGGCATGTTCAACGGCTTGCAGCGCGCCATGGACCTCGTGCCCGGCTGGGCGGGGCGCGACCAGCGCAAGCAGATGCCCGAGGCGCTCAAGGCCAAGCTCCAGGCCGCGAAGTCTGGCAAGCTGCACCCCTCCGAATTCCTGCTCCGCAACGACCAGCTCGCCACCCACATCTGGGAGGTCATGGGCAACCTCAACCAGGAGCGCAACGACGGCACCATCTGCCGCGGCCTCAGCCCCGACCAAAAGTGGATCGAGGATGGCGCCGCCGAGCGTCTCCGGTTCCTGCCCGACTCGGCCCGGTGGCTTTACCGCAGCGCGATGGACCTGGTCGCCGTTACGCGCAACGGCCTGCTGCTCACCCGTGGCTCCGGCCCCAAGCGGCGGAGCTTCCGGTGGGACAATCCCGAGCTGCTCACCCCCCTGCGCGGAGCCAAGGTCATCGTGTATTGGAACGACCACCGGCCCGAGGCCGACGCCGTGCTCCTGAGCCTCTCGCGGAAGTTCCTCGGCATCGCCAAGAGCTTTGGCCCGATTGACGCCTTCGACGCCACCGACGAGCAGCTCAGCGACGAAGCCGCCCGCAAGACCGCCGAGCGCCGCTTCGTTGCGACCGAGGTCCGCACCCTCACCCCTTACCTCACCCGCCGCGCCGCTCCGAGCCCCGTGCTCCCCGCTCCGTGCTCCCCGCTCGAAGCTCCCGGCTCCCCGCTCGGCGCTCCCTGCGCCGTCGACCGGCAGACCGCCGCGGTGGGTGAGGAACTTCGCGCCGCCATTGCCCGCACCGAGGAGCGCACCGCCGAGCGGCAGGCCACCGCCCGCCGCGTCCGCGAGCTGGGCCCCGAGGCCCTGGCCGACCTCCTCGAACCCGCGCCCCGCCCGCGCTCCCGCGAGCCCGAGGCCGAGGCCGTCGATCTCCTGGCCGAACTGGTCTGACCCCCAGCGAAGCCCAATACCAAAAACAAGCAGCACCTATGCAGCAAGAAACCAAGACCCCCCCGCCCTCGGCCGACGCCATGAGCGCCGCCCGCGAGGCGCGCGACACCACCCGCCGCTGGCGGTTTGCCGGCGACGTCGTCTACGTGGCCACGCAGCACCTCCCCGACGACCAGCGCAGCACCATCCGCCGGCTCAATGAGTTCGGCCACCAGCACAACCTCACGCTGGAGGAACTGGCCGAGAAGAGCGGCTACAGCGCCAGCACCCTCAGCCGCGTGCTGCGCAATGACTACGCGGGCGACCTCGGCGAAGTCTGCCGTGTCCTCGGCGAGTTCCTCGAGCTGGCCGAACGCCGCGCCACCAGCCGCGCCGTGGAGTTCATCGAGACCAGCCTCTACAAAAAGGTCGAGGCCGTGTGCGACCAGACCCGCGAGTTCCAGAAAATCTCCCTCATCATCGGCGACACGCAGATCGGCAAGACCGCCTCGCTCGACCACTACACCCGCACCCACAACCACGGCACCACCCGCAAGGTCGAGATGCCGGTGGGCGGCAGCCTGGGCAACTTCATCAATGCCCTGCGCGACGCCCTGAACATCGGCGACAGCAAGAGCAGCACGATCCGCGACCGCATCATCCGCGCCTTTGACGACCGCATGCTGCTGATCGTCGACGAGGTGGACCGCTGCCTGCCGATCAAGGGCGGCAGCGCGGTCAGCATCCGAACCCTGGAATTCATCCGGGAACTCTACGACGCGCGGAAGTGCGGCGTGATCCTGAGCGCCACCCGGCTGCTCAACCGCGCCCTGGACGACGACCGCAGCGAGTTCAGCAAGCTCATGGAGCAGACGCGCCGCCGCCGGCTCTACAACCTCGTGCTGCCCCCCACGCCGCCGCGCAAGGACCTCAACCAATTCGCGGCCCACTACGGCCTCGACCCCGCGGAAGGCGACGCCCTCGCGCTCCAGACCAAGGTGCTCAGCGAGGAAGCCCTGGGCATGTGGCTCACCGTCCTGCGCATGGCCAGCGCGCTCGCCGGCAAACGCAAGCAACGCCTCGACTGGAAACACGTCCTGCTGGCCGACGCCGGCCGCCGCCAACTCGAAAAGATCGGAGGTGACCTGTGAAGCTCTCGTCCCTTTTCCGGCTCCCCGCTCCCAGCTCGGTGCTCCCTGCTTCTGCGCTCCCGGCTCCGTGCTCCACGTGCAAGTGGTGGGTCCGCAACGATGCCATCACGGCCAAGGTCGTGGGGGCCACCGTGCTGCCGCGCGGCGAGTTCCGCAACCGCGAGCCGAAAATCTTCCTGCAAGATCGCGGCGCCGGCGCCGGCAACCTGGTGACCCGCTGGCCCACGCCCTGCGCCACCGACTTCTGCAAGCAACACGAGAGCAACGGCCAACCCCAGATCCCGCGCGCATGAGCTTCACCTTTGGCCCCACGCCGGGCATTCCTTGGCTGACCCTGACCCTAATCGCCGTGATCGCCTACCTGGCCAACCGCTGGGGCTACTGGCGCGGCCGCTGCCAGGCCACCGAACAACACCGCGAACCCTGACCTTCGCCCCTTCGCCCCTTCGCTGTTCACCCATGAAAATCACCAACCCCTTCAAGGCCAAGCAACCCGCGCCCATCGCACCCGCCGCGGACCGCGTGATCTACGGCGACTCCGACGGCCGGCCCGGCATGCTCCACATCTGGCGCGGCCACACCCGCGAACACCTCAGCGGCGACGTGGCCTTCGAAGCCGTCAATCTCGGCCGCCCCGGCCACGCCGGCGTGCGCCTCGGCACCTTCGGCGACAACTGACCACCAATCCGCAATCGTCAATCCAAAATCCAAAATCGAGCAACCTATGGCAAAAGAACTGACCAAAGAAGAAGCCCAGGAACGCGCCCAACTGCGCTACATCCACGAGGCCAACTGCAAGATCGAGCACCCCACCGAACAGGAAAAGGCGTTCCGCTGGGCCACCATGAAGCTGATCGCCCAGCTCTTCGACTACTCCCGCGTGAAGGGTGTCGAGCTGACCATCAATCCAACCCGGTCTGGCCGCCCATGAACGCCATCCTGCATCGCGCCACCCCGCCGCCGCCGTCGCATTCGTCCGGCCTGGGTGAACTGCGCCGCCTGCTCGTCACCGTGGCTCCCGGCGACACCGTGGAACTGCCCGGCGGGGTCTACCAACGCATCGGCAGCCGGGTGAGCTACCACGGCAAGAAAACCGGCACCCGCTGGCAGATCCGCAAGGGCGACTGCCGCGTCTTCATCCATCGCCTCGCCTGAGCCATGAAGACCAAAGGCAAGACCAAGTCCAAATTCATCGAGGTCACCCAGCGCAACGCAAGGACCGGCAAGCTCGTGACCTATCGGCGCATCCGCTCCTCGGGCGTGATCCCCGGCCGCGAGGCGACCGCGGGGGAGCCCACGGAAGTCTCCAGTTCGCGCGGGCACAAATCCATGACCCGCACCAAGCAGCAGATCGACCAAGGCTTCGCCGCCTTCTGCGCCCGGCGCGGCCTCAACCCCGACCTCCCTTGGTAAGATGACCGTCGCCGACCTCATCGAGCGGGTGCTGCAAGTCGTGCGCGAGCAATTCTACGCCGCCAAGCCGGCCCGCGACTTCGTGCGAGATCGCACCATGCTCATGCAGGCGATTGCCCGCTACGGCTTCGCCTGCCACCGCAACGGCTGGGAATTCGAGCCCGCGCAGATCGTGCAGGACCTGCTCAAGCTCCTGCCCACGATCAAGCCGCCAGACCACCAATGGCTGCCCCGCTACCTGGAGAGCTGCATCGACCGCAGCATCCGCCAGCGCGCCGAGCAGCTCCAGCAAGTGGCCAGGAAGAACGCCGCCCCCGCCAAGGTTGCCCAACGCGGCCTCGGCAAACTTCAGGTGCTGCCCGAGACCGTAATAGTCCGCGAACCCGGCACCGTGGAAACCCTCGACACCCTCTACCGCGACCTCCGCAGCCGGAGCCGCGCCGGCAAACAAGTCGCCAAAGCCCGGCCAGCCGTTGCCCAACCCGCCCTGTTTTAACAGGAGCCAACGAAGGAAACGAAGATGAGTTCACCGACCAAAGTTTGCCGGAAGTGTGGCATTCAGAAAACCGAGGAGGATTTTTACCACGGGAGCGGAAACACCTGTCGGGACTGCAAAAAGAAAGCAGGACGGGCTCGCTACTGGAAGAACCCAGAGTCCGCAAAGAAGAAAGTAAGAGACCGCGCTGCCGGGATGCCGCCGGAATGGAAAAAAAGAGAACTGGAGAGATTGGGCCGGTGGCGCTCATTGAATCCCGAAAAATCCAAAGCGACGCTACTTAACTGGCTTGAGCGCGGAGGCCGGAAAGCGCGCAAAGATTGGCAGCAAATGCTTCGAGCCAAAAATCCATCGCTATCAGCAAACTATGCACGGCGGCACAGCGAGAGACTCACGGATGGATACGTAAGAAGCCTCATCGTCGCGACCACACCCCTAACTAGACGGGCAATCCCTCAATCTCTGATCGACCTCAAACGCACCATCATCCAAGGAAAAAGACTATGCCAAGACCTACTAACAACCAAGAGCTCCGCGACCAACTGCTCGACGCCTTCGAGTCCGTGAAACAGGACCCACGGCGCGCCAACCAGGTGAAGGAAATGGTCAACGCGGCTGGCAAGGTGTTCACGTCCCTGGCCCTTGAACTGGAATACAGCCAGCTCCGCGGTGAGCGCCCTGAGATTCCATTTTTGGGCACCACCTCGGGCATTCCCCTGAAGAGCGTTCGCCAACTGGCAGCCTCCAAACCGGACTGACCTTCGCGTCTTCGCGCCTTCGCTGTTCTCCCTGCTCCCCGCTCCTAGCTCCCCGCTCCCCATGCTCACCACCGCCCAAATCCGCCTCGTCAAGATGGCCCAGCGCGCCGCCGGCCTGTCCGAGGCCGACTACCACGCGGCGCTCGCCACCGCCAGCGGCCTGCCGAGCTGCACCACCAGCAAGGACCCCCGCCTGGGCGACGAACAGTTCGACCGCTTCATGGGCTACGCCGAGGCCATCTACTGGCGCGCCCTCGACCAGGCCGGCACCAAGCCGCGCCCCACGGCGCCCTTCCTCAAGCGCGGTTACTGGGCCGCCAAGAATCCCGCCGGCAACACCAGCCGCGACCGCCATGCCGACGCGCAGTTGCAAGCCGCCATCCGCAAGGCGGAAAGCTACCTGCAGCTCGCCGGCAAGGGCACCGGCTACCTCGCCGCCATCCGCGCCAAGACCGGCGACGGCTGGCCCTACCTGGCCGCCCTCAAGCGCACCGTGAAGGCCGAGAGCGCCGCCCAGGAACGCCTGCGCGAATCCCGCGCCGACCACGAACAAGGCCAGCAGATCGCCGCCAACCGCGCCGGCGCCGGCCGCGTCTACACCCTCGCTCCCCGCTCCTAGCTCCCGCTCCCTGCGCTTATGGATCAGCAGACCTTTGCCAAATCCGGCTACGGCCTCACCCAGAACGATCGCGTCCTGCACGCCCTGCGGGAGCACGCGCCCAGCTGGGTCGCCATGCCCGTGCTCTCCCGCGCCGGCTCGGCCGACGGCACCGGCTTCTGCATCGTCCACAGCCGCGTCGCCGATCTCCGTAAGCTCGGCCACGCCATCGAGCAACGCAGCGATCGTTGCGGTCGCCAAGTGCTCAGCTTCTACCGGCTCCTGCCTTCGGCGCAGGTCGAAGGCGGAATGCAGAATGAAGAAACGGGCGACGCCGTTGCTTCTGCATTCTGACTTCACCCTTCTGCCTTCCCCCTTCCTATGCCCCGTGCCATCCACACCGCCGAACAGTTCGAGTTGCCGATCATGGGCACCTTCCAGGCCCGCGGCGACGGCACCTTCACCATGCGCCCCCGGCTGCCCGACAGCCACGGCGAGACCTGGATCAAGACGCGCGACGCATTGCGCCTCAGCGGACAGAGCGCCAGCACGCTCTACCGGTGGGCCGAGGTCGGTCTGCTCACCTTCCGACGCCCCACGCCCACCAAGTGGGAATTCGAGCTCGGCAGCCTGCAGCGCCTGCTCCACGACATCCGCGACCCCGAGTTCTGGACCCGCCGCGCCAAGGAAGCCCAAAGCCTCCGCGAGTCCCGGCGCTGAGCAGCGGGGGAGCGCGGAGCGGGAAGCCCAGGGCCACCACGCCCGGGCGAGGCCCCTGCAATCCGAATCCCCCGCGCAAAATTCCATTCGGTTTCCGTTGACGCAAACCAAAACCCCGGCTATACCTTTCCCCGTCGTGAGCGGGAATGAGTCCCGCGGACGGCAAGAAAATCGAACCGGCCGGACGCAGGCCGCAAAAGTCGCGAAGAACAAAATGAAGACTGTCGAATCCATCCGCCCCGAGTGCCGCCGCATCATGGCCCTGCCGCTCCCTAGCCGCTGCTGCGATCGCCGCAGCATCCTGGAGGGCCTGCGTGACGGCGACCTCGGCCTGACCCTGTTCCGCGAGTTGCGCCAGCAGCACGAGCGGGAGGTGCTGGCCGAGGCTGAGATCGCCGGCTGGCCGGGCTGCGAATGCAGCGGCTGCGGCTGCAGCGAGCCGGCTACCTGCACCGACGATCAGGGCATCCCGACCTGTGCCGCCTGTCAGGACTACACCACCACCGACGATGGTGAGGTGCTGTGCGGCAACTGCACCGGGGTCGAGACCGTGGTGGAGTCATGCGGCGCCGGCAATCAGACCCGGACCTATCTCCGCCAGACCCCGCCGCCAGAGCCCGAGACTGACCCGGCGGGCGAGTGGGCGTGCTACTGGGAGACGGTCGGCGATGACGCGCACGTCGTCTCTCGCCACGCCACCTCCGACCTAGCCTCTCAGGCTGTGGCCGCCAAGGACTGGCCAGGCCCCGGAGATCACACGCGCTATCTGTGCGGATACGAGGTCCGGCAACTGGTGGGCGGCGAGTGGTGCCAGGTCGATGAGGACTGACCGATGACCAAGCACCTCCATCAGCTCGCCACCCGGCTCCAGCGCTCCCTGCTGGCGGCCGGGTGGCCCACGCCGCCCCACCTCGCCGTGATGCGTGATGCGTGGGCCTCGCTGTATCGCTGGCACGAGTCCGGCGAGCACGTCTATCGCCTGCGCACCGATGTGCGGGCAGCCCCCCTGCTGGCCGATCTCCCGCTCGCCACCGCGCCCGTGGTGCGCCCCGGCGTGTGCTACGTGCTGGATCGTGACCAGTGGCTGATCATCGCCCGGCATGATGCCCGGCAGCCCGTCATCGTCCGCGCCCCGGACTACATCCGCGCCTACTCCGAGCCCATGCTCACCTACGCCACCGAACTGGCTGATGGCGTCTTGGCCGGCGGCACGATCAATCTCCGCGACACGCCCACGCTCCACACGCTCCGCATTCCCTCCGGCACGGTCATCGGCGAGCTGGGCACCCGCCGCCTGGAGGCCGAGGAGCTGGGCGACGAGATGCTGCGGCTCGCCCGCTGCCTGCCCTACTACTATGCGCCCCAAGACTGATCCCCGCGCCCGCGCCGCGCGCCGCAACGGCAAGCTCGGTGGTCGCCCCGCGGGCGAGCCCACCAAGCTGATCCGCATCTACGCGGCCGACGCCCCCGCGCTCGCGGCCGGCGGGCTGACCACGGCCGAGGCCGTCCGCGCGCTGCTCTGCGCTCCCCGCTCCTAGTTCCCCGCCCCTGCTTTCGCCTCACATTCCGCCACCCCGCGCGCCCCGGCTCTCCGGGGCGTTTCCTTTTCACCGGTCCATCGGCGCACCTTGTGCGCCGACAACCGCCGCCACTCCGGCCGCGGTCGACACTGGACCATGAATCGGAACACACTCCTCGCGCTCCTTCGCCACGGCCTCACCACCGCCGGCGGCGCCCTCACCTCCAAGGGTCTCGCCGGCTCCGATGACATCGAGGCACTCGCCGGGGCCATCGTCACCATCGTCGGCGTCGTGTGGTCCATCTGGGAAAAGCGCAACCGCCCGCCCGGCCCCACCGTGCCCCCCGCCGCGATCGCCGCGCTGCTGGCGCTGGCGCTGCTTCCGCTTGGCACCGGCTGCACCACGTTTGCCGTGGAGCAGGGTGACGTGAGCCCCGAACGGCAGATCACCTTTAAGCTCCGGGGCCGCGCCTGGTTTTCCGGGCAACAGGCTATCACCCAGCTCAAGGCGATCCAGACCGACAAGTCGCAGAGCTTTGGCACCGACAGCATCAGCAACAGGGGGCCGACCAACGCCGTCGCGCTGATCGAGGCCGCCACCAAGCTGCTGAACGCCGCCAAGCCCTGAGCTGTTCAGCGCGGCTCAACCACTGCGACCCCATGAAGCTCTTCCGCTCCGCCCGTGTCCCGCGCTCCGGCCGCGAGGCGCGCACCCCGCGGCATCCTCGCCCCAGCCGTGCCGTGGATGCCGTTCCCCTGGACCCGGCCCTGCCCGCGCCCGGCTCCCGCTGGAACATGCTTCGTCAGTCCGGCATTGGCCTCGTCGAGACGGACGGCGGCGAGCCGCAGGTGTTCGTGATCCAGGCCGTGCGTCCGCCCAACCAAGCCAGCGGGGATTCGACCGTGGAATATGTCCGGCCCGGCGAACGCCAACCCAACCGGATGAACCTCGCTGCCTTTCGCACCCGTTTCACTCCCGCGCCATGATGCTCGCCCAGCTCAATCCGCCCGACGGTCTTGCCACCTGGCTCGCCTGCCTCGCGTTCATTGCCGTGCTGCTCGTGAACGTGGGCAAGGTCGCCGACCGCTTTCGGGGCCGGCCCAGCGCCGCCGAGGTCGACCAGAAGTCCGCCGAGCGTTACGTCACGCGTGACGACTTCCTGGCCCACAAGCAGGGCATCCACGCTGCCCTCTCCGAGCTGCGCAATAAGCTCGATGCCGACTCCGACAAAGTGCTCAACCGGCTCGACGAGGTGAAGGCCGAGCTGAGCGCCGCGAGCGAGCGCCGAATTGTCGAGGTCTACCACAAGCTCGACGCCATCTCCGCCATCGCCATCCGCGCCGAAGACCGCACCAACCGAGAGAGCTGATCATGAACCGGGACCAAGAGATTCGCGACGAAGTGCTCATGCAACTGGTCGCCGCCTTTCCGCAAGCCGTGCCCCTGGCGCGCCTGCACAAGACCGCCAAGCGCACGGGGCTCGACTTTGCCGAGGCCGAGCTGCTCCGCGGCGTCGCCTACCTCTGCGGCCTGCAGCCCGCGCTCGCCCAAGAGGTCATCAATGTCGCCCTGAACGAAACCCGCTACGCCGCCACCAGTGCCGGCGTCTCCCACCACGAACGCTTCGGCAACTGAGCCCGATGAATCTGGAAAACAGGAAAGCAGGAACGGCCCGGCCGACGGATCACTGAACACTGACCACTGAATACTTCCCGCCCCTTCCTGCCTTCCTGCCTTCCAAATTCTCCGCTCCGATGACTGAGGTCCCCCGCAAAGACATGGGCAAGGTCGCCCGGCTCCCCAAGCCGGTGCGCGATGCCGTGAACCTCATGCTGCTGAACGGGGCCACGTTGCAGGCCGTGTGCGACTGGCTGGCCACCGAGGGGCAAGGCGAGTTCTCGCCCGAGAACATCTCCAACTGGCGGCAGGGCGGCCACCAGCACTGGCTGAACGGGCAGGAACGCTTCGAACACCTCAAGCTCAAGGCCGAGGCCCGCAAGGCCATGCGCGACCAGCTCGCCGCCGAGGGGCTTGACATCACCGACAGCAACACGGCGCGCCTCATGGAGATCGCCGACGAGGTGCTCGACGAGTTCGATCCCCAGGCGCTCAAGGAACTCGCCGCCACCGAACCGGCCAAGGTCTTCCAGCTCCTCTCCGGGGTCACCGCCAGCGCCAGCGCCGGCAAGGTCAAGCTCGCGGAACTGGAACTGAAGGTCCGCCGTTACGAGGACGCCGCGCGCGAGGCCAAGGACAAGCTCAACACGCTCAAGGCCAAGGGCGGCCTCACGCCCGAAACCCTGGCGCAGATCGAGGAGGCGGTCGGCCTGCTATGAGCCTGTCGCCCACCAGCACGTTTGCCGGCAAGGCGAAGAACCGGCCGAAGAAGGACACGCTCCTGCTGCCCTACCAGGCCAAGTGGGTGCGCGACGACTCGCGCCTCAAGCTCATGGAGAAGAGCCGGCAGATCGGCCTGTCCTGGGCGAGCGCCTACCGCTGCGTCTCCACGACTTCGCTCCGGGACGCCCGTTACGACGACTGGGTGAGCAGCCGCGACGAGTTGCAGGCCCAGCTCTTCATCCAGGATTGCAAGAGCTTTGCCGGCCTGCTGGACAAGGGCTCGCAGGACCTCGGCGAGCGGGTGCTCGATGACCGGAAGAATTCCGGCTACGTGCTCCGCTACAGCAACGGCCTCTGCACCAACTCGCTCAGCTCAAACCCCGACGCCCAGGCCGGCAAGCGTGGTCGCCGGGTGCTCGACGAGTTCGCGCTGCATCCCGACCCGCGCAAGCTCTACTCCATCGCCTACCCGGGCATCACCTGGGGCGGCAACATGGAGCTGATCTCCACGCACCGCGGCTCGGCCAACTTCTTCAACGAACTGGTCGAGGAGATCAAACACAAGGGCAACCCCAAGGGCTTCAGCCTGCACACCGTGCGCCTGGAAGATGCCCTCGCCGACGGCTTCCTCTACAAGCTCCAGTGCAAGCTGCCCGCCGCCGACGCGCGCCAGCAGATGGACGAGGCGGACTACTTCAACTTCGTGAAGGCCGGTTGCGCCACCGAGGAAGACTTCCTGCAGGAGTTCTGCTGCGTGCCGGCCGACGACAACTCGGCCTTCCTCAGCTACGACCTGATCGCCGGCTGCGAATACCGCGGCGGCGAGGTCTGGCAGAAGCAGGCCTTTGAAAAGGGCGAGTCGCTCTTCGTCGGTGTCGACGTCGGCCGCGACCACGACCTCACCGTCATCTGGATCGGCGAGAAGCTGGGCGACGTGCTGCACACCCGGCAGGTGCTCACTTTCCGCGGCGAGACGTTCGCCGCCCAGGAGGCCGCCCTCTACGAATGGCTCGCGCTGCCCCAGGTGAAACGGTGCTGCATTGACCAGACGGGCCTCGGCCGGCAGTTCGCCGAGCGCGCCACCGAACGGTTCGGCAACTACAAGGTCGAGGGCATCCACTTTACCGCCGGGGTCAAGGAGGAGCTGGCCTACCCGGTCCGCGCCGCCTTCGAGGATCGCACCCTGCGCCTGCCCAGCGATCCCGTGATCCGGGCCGACCTGCGGGCCATCCGCAAGGAAAGCACCGCGAGCGGTCACGTGCGGTTCACGGCCGACCGCGGCAAAAACGGCCACGCGGACCGCTTCTGGGCGCTCGCCCTCGCCCTGCACGCCGCGAAGAACCCCGGCAGTTTCGGAGCCCAAGTCGGATGAAGCCCTCCCTTTTCCAGCGCGGTCTCTCGCTCATTGGCCTCCAGACCAAGTCGTCCTTTGCCGCCGCCTTCCTGCGGGGTGAGGAGGGCAGTGAGGCCGGCGGGGCCACGCTCACCTCGGCGTATCAGCAGAGCGTGTGGGTCTACGCCTGCGTGTCGCTCGTGGGGCGCACGCTGGCCGGCATTCCCTTCCGCATCTGGCGCGGACCGGAACGCGGCGGGCAGTTGCTCGAAAAGGGTCCGCTCGTGGACCTGTTCGAACAGCCCCACCCGCAACTCTCGCGGTTCAACCTGTGGGAACTCGTGGCGCTGAACATGGCGCTCCGCGGCCGGGCCTACGTCGTCGGCCTGGATCGGACCGGTGAGGTCGTCCCCGTGTCCGGTCCCCGGCCGAAGAAACCCGCGTCGCTCCTGGTGTTGCCCGCCGAGCGCATGACCGCCCACGTGCAGGCCGGCGAGCTGATGGGCTACCGCTACGCCCGCGGCAACGATTCCCCGGTGCGCGATGCCTACCTGCTGCCCGAGGAGGTCATCGCCATGCGCCTGCCGAGCCCCTACGACTTCATCGAGGGCCAGTCGCCCGCCGCCGTGGCCGCCCTCGCGGCGCAGACCGACTTCGCCGCGTCCAAGTTCATGGCGGGCCTCATGGCCAACAACGCCGACACCGGCGTGATCGTCGAGACTGACCAGCAGCCCACCGAGGAACAGCGCACGCAGATCCTCGCGGCCCTGCGCGAACGCAAGCGCAAGGCCGGCACCGCCGACCGCCCGTTGCTGCTGTGGGGCGGATTCAAGGTGGTGAAGCCGACGCTCTCCAGCGCCGACATGCAGTTCCTGGAATCGCGCAAGTTTGCCCGGCAGGAAATCTGCGCCGTCTTCGGCGTGCCCCAGGAGCTGCTCGGCTTCACCGAGGATGCCAACCGCTCCGTCGGCGAGAGCGCCCGCGCCAACTTCGTCGAGCACACCATCTGCCCGCTGGCCGACCGCGTGGCCGCCGCCTTCCGCCCGTTGGTCAAGGCGTTCGGCCCGGACCTCGACTGCTGGTTCGACACCGACGCGCACCCCGCCATGCAGGCCCAGCGCCGCGCGCGCTTCACCGGCGCGCTGCAGGCCCAGCTCATGGGCATTCCCCTGGCGGTCCTCAACGACACCTTCGACCTCGGCCTGCCCGAGAACCTCCCCGGCGCCGGCGATGCGCTCCGTCCGTTCTCCGTGGAAGTCGTCGGAACCCTGCCCAGCAATGAGCCCGCAACAACTGGCGACGATGCACCTGATGGTGAGGGGGCAACTGGCGCGAATGCTTTCACTCGCCTGGCTGGTCTGCTGGCTACGCGGGCCGCTGCTCCGGCCGCCGCGCTCCCGGCTCCCAGCTCCGCGCTCCATGCTTGCTCAGCCCCCGCCGGCTACGAGGCCGCCATCGCCGGCAGCATCAAACGCAAGCAGTCGCGCCTATCCCGTTTTTTCTACGACCAGCGCACCCGGGTGCTCGCCGAGCTGGCCCGCGCCCTCAATCGGCAATCGGCAATCGGCAATCAGAAGGGCCTGGCCGACGACCTCTGGAATGACAACGACGAGGACGCCGCGCTCCAGGCGACGTTCCGGCCGCTCCTGATCGCCGACCTCGAATTCGGCGGCGCCCAGGTGTGGAACGAAATCGCCGCCGGCCTGGACTTTAAGCTGAGCCCGGCCAACGCCACCGCCTTCCTCGCCCAGCGCACCAAGGAAATCGTCGGCATCAATGAGACGACCTTTGAGGCCATCCGCGAGGCGGTGAAGACCGGCCTGGAAGCCGGCGGCAGCTACGAACAGATCGCGGCGCAGATTCGCACCGTGTTCAACGAGGCTTCGGATTCCCGGGCTGAGACCATCGCCATCACGGAGACGAACGTGGCGGTGAACGCCGGCCGGTTCGCCGCCATGGAGCAGGCCCGCGTGCCGCTCAAGGGCTGGCTCAGCGCCCGGCTCGAAACCAGCCGCGCCACCCACCTGCAGGCCGAGCGCGACTACGGCGCCGAGGCCGACGCGATCCCCGTGGGGCAACCCTTCATCGTCGGCGGCGAGGCGCTCATGCACCCGGGCGACCCCAACGGCAGCCCCAGCAACACCATCCGCTGCCGCTGCGTGTCCATTGCCGTGCTCGAAAGCGAGGAGCGCGGAGCCGGGAGCACGGAGCCCCGGCAACGCCGCTGCGTGCCCGCCCAATGGCTCAGTTACGAGGCGTGGGTGAAATCGCGCCAGGATGCCCCAGGAAGCATCCGGGGCACCGAAGACCGCACCCCGGCCCCATCAAACGCCCTACGGGCCGTTTCCGACGTTTTGCAAGGGGGTTCCAAGGCCCCTGCCAACCCCGCCTCGGCTCCCGGCTCCCCGCTCCCTGCTTCCGCCCCGCTCCCCGCTCCCCGCTCCCAGCCATGAACACCCTGCCTGACAACCGCCTCGTCACCCTGCACACCGGCGCCGCCGGGGTCCGCACCGCCCTCGCCGGCAGCTTCAAGTCGGCCGACACCGGCACCGAGCCCGTGCTCACCTTCATCGGCTCCGATGAATCGGTGGACCGCTACGGCGACGTCGTCCGCCAGGCTGGTCTCAAGCTCGACAACTTCCGCCGCAACCCCGTGGTGCCCGACTGCCACGACTACAGCTCGATCGCCCGCATCCTCGGAACCTGCGATTCCGTGGTGGTCAAGGATGGCCGGCTGGTGAACCAGGTGCGCTTCGCCCTGGACAATCCACTGGGCGCGCTCGCCTACAAGATGGCCAAGGCCGGCCACATCCGGGCGCAGAGCATCGGCTTCCTCCCGCAGAAGTATCAGGCCCTGCCCGGCAGCCAGAACGGCTACGAGTTCACCGAGAGCGAACTCCTGGAGATCAGCCTGGTCGTGGTGCCCGCCAACGCCAACGCCGTGGCCGAGATGCGCAGCGCCCTGCACAGCGGCGCAATCAACCAGGGCGACCTCGGCAACGTCATCGAGATGCTGCGGTCCCTGGAGATTCCGCAATCCGCAATCCGCAATCCGCAATCGGAACCCCTTTCGCAGACCAAGCAGACGCCTGCCACCCCGGACCCGGCACCCGGTGGCAAGGCTCCCGTGCCGGATTGGCTGCCGTCCCTCCGCGCCCTGGTTGCGGCGCTGAAAACCAAGTGACCCCGGACAAGTCACGCATCCCAAAACACAGTATGAAGTTCCCCGCTCCCTGCTCCCTGCTCCCTGCCTCCCGTTCCCTGGCGTTCGCCTTCCTGGCCGTCGCCATCCTCGCCGCCGCGCTGATCCTCAGCCCGGCCGCCGCCCTCGGCCTCGTCGCCCTCACGCCGCTCCTCGGCATCACGGCCGACCCCGAGGTGGTCAAGCTGCTCACCGAAGCCGGTGAGCAGATCAAGGGCATTCAGGCCTCCGTCGCGAAGTCCGAAAGCCAGTTCGGCCTCATCAAGGAAGCCACCGACAAGATCGAGAAGATCGAGCAGTCCGTGGACGACTTCCAGAGGCAGTTCAAGCTGCTGCGCGCAAGCCAGCTCGCCGAGCGGAAGCACCTGGTGCGCTCCACCGGCGTGCTGACCGATGACGCCGCGGCCAACCTGACCGCTCACATCCTGTTCAACCGCCTCAAGTCCGACGTCGCCCAGCAGTCGCTCGGCTCGAAGGTCAAGGATCTCTACCTGGGCGTCGTGAGCGAGATCACCGGCCTGAACGTCAAGACGGCCCTCAGTTCCTCGGACATCCCGCTGCCCGTCCAATACTCGGGCGAGGTCGCGGAGTTGGTCAGCCTGTATGGCGCCGCGCGCCGGTTCGGCACGGTCTACCCGCTCGGCGGTTCCAGTGTGAAGCTGCCGCGCCTCAAGACCGACCCCACGTTCTCGCTGATCGCGGGGTCGGGCACGGTCACCGAGAAGTCGCCCCAGACCGAATGGGTCACCTTCACGCCGGAGAAATTCGGCGGCCTGCTCCGGCTCCCCTCCGAGCTGGATGCGGACTCCATCGTCGCCATCGGCCAGTTTGCGGCCCGCTGGGGTGCCCGCGGCGCGGCCTACTGCGAAGACTACCAGTTCTTCCGCGCGACCGGCGCCGGCTCGGGCCTCAACGGCACCGCCGAGGGCCTGTGCAAGAACGTGGTCACCAACTCCAAGACGGTGGCCCTCGCCAGCGGCGACCTGTCCGCGAACGACATCACCCTCGCCAAGGTGCGGGCCATGCGCCCCATCGTGGATGCCGCGGCCCTGGGCATGTCGGCCTACTACTTCCACCCGTCGTTCGAGCACAAGTTCTCGACGTTCAACACCAGCGGCGACAAGCCCTACCAGGCCAACGGCCTCAACGGTGCCTCGCTGGACGGCTTCCCCATCCGCTGGGTCGACGCCATGCCGGCGTTCAGCTCCTCCGACGCCGCCAGCACCGTCTACGGTCTGTTTGGCGACGTGTCCTGGCATTACCTCGGGCTGCGTGGCGGCCTGCGGTTCGAGTCGTCGGAGCAGGCGGCCTTCACCACGGATGAAATCCTCATCCGCGTGCTGGAGCGCATGACTACCGGCCTCATGGCGACCGGTGCCGTCGCGGGCATCATCACCGCCGCGAGCTAAGCCTGTCCTTTCCGGGACGGCGGACTGGTCCCCTGCCGCCCCTGAACCCAACGGCCGCCCCCGGGAGCATAGGCCCGGGGCGCGGCCCACAGGGACCGCCCGCAGAATGATGAAGGCAGAAGGCAGAATGAAGAAGGCCCCGATGAAACCACACCCCGCAACCCTCTGGCAGACCGCCCGCACGCGCCTTGCCGCCGCGTTGCTGTCTGCATTCTTCCTTCTTCCTTCTGCCTTCCACGGCCGCGCGGCCGTGGTCACCGGCACCATCGTGGACACCACGGGCACGGCCCTGGTCACCACGGTCGTCTTCCAGCCCCTGTCCAATCCCCAGGCCGACGCCGGCATCGTCATCACCGCCGGCCCCAAGTCGGTCACCACCGGCACCAACGGCACCTTCAGCGTCACGCTGGAGCAGGGGGATTACACCGTCCTGATCCGGGGCCGCGACCAGTTCACCATCGCCGTCCCCAACGACTCGACGACCAACAACGTCACCGCGCTCACCACCGACGGGCTCAGCTACGTCTACACCGCCGACCCCGGCCAATACCCCAGCGCGACCAGCAGCCAGAACGGCGGCGTGAAGACCGACGTGGATTCCGCCGACCCCGTCGTCTACCTCAAGAGCAGCCTCGACGCCCTGCTCGCAACCAACGCGGCCCCGACCAAACTCGACATCACCAACGGCGCCGCGGTGAACCTCACGGGCTCGCTGACAAACATCTCAATTTACGGCAGCACCGTGATTGACACGGGCGACGAGCTGCAGGACACGGTGGACTACGGTTACGCGCTGACGCCGAACGGCAACACGTCGACCGAGAATGATGCTTCGGCCCGCCCGCGCACGGTGGCAACCGTGGCATCGCTGGTGGCCGATGTGGACCCACTGCTGGTTCCAACCTATGCGCGGGTTGATGTGCTGGGCTACAATTCCGCAGGTGATGGCGGCGGTGGAAGTGTGCGCCGGGTGCTGACCAGTTCCGGAACAACCAACCTCGGCACATTCTTCGCCTCGACTGCCAACGCAACGTATGCGTGGGAGCGGGTTACTACCGGCGAGGCCATAAATGCCAAATGGTTCGGCGCCAAGGGCGACAGCGTAACCGACGACACCGCCGCGCTGGATGCCGCACGGGATTGGATCGCCGATTCCGTCCGCACGTCAGGCGTTTCCACAACGCTTTACCTGCCACGCGGCAACTACCTTCACTCCGGCAGCTTTACACTCTCTGACCAAATCATACTCAAGGGCGACGGACTCGAAACAAGCGGCGCAGGCAACGGCACGTCCATCGTTTGCACGGGCGACAATACTCCCGCCGTGGTCATTACCGGGCAGAGCGTCCAGCTTGAGGATATAGAGGTCCGCTACCAGACATTTCAGGACGCGACCAAAACCAACTCCGCGGCGATTAAGTTCGACGGTGAAATCTACAAGTTCGTCGTTCGCAACGTCGCCGCCCGCCGCGCTTACGACGCTGTTTACGGAGCGCAAGCCGTCAATGTCTACAACGGAACCATCGATAACCTGTTCATTCGCTCCTTCTCGCATTCAGGCCTTCGCGTGTTGAGCGGCGGGACCGTGAATGTGTGGAACAACGTCTATATCCAGAACCTGGCCGACGTGACGGTGTTGGACACCGCCGCCATCACCAACGTCAGCCTATCCAACGGGACCAACATCGTCCTGACATGCAGCGGGTCATTGCCATCACTGCTGACGACCAATCGGATGTTCAGCGTTACGGGATTGGACTCGGCCTATAACACGAAGTATTTCGTCCGCGCCATCAGTGGGTCAGACATTTACTGCGACGCCTCGTCGTCCCGGTCTGCTCCGGTTGATGTGACTGGCACGGTGACCTTTTTCGCCCAGCCGGCGACCGGATACCCGATCGAGCTCGGAAACGGGCAACATGTCTTTGTTGGCCTCGACGTGGAGCATGTCGTAACCGATGCGGACTCCATTATTTACGCCCCGTCCTACAACTACGTTCATTTCGTAGACGTGCATCTGGAGGCGCTCTACCGCAGCACAGGCGACCTCTATATGGTCAACTCCCCCAATGGCGACGTGGCGGTTGGTTCGCTGCACATGAACAACCTTGGGTTCAATCCCGGGAGCACAAACTACATCCTGCGGACAGGTGCGGAAACGTCCGCCCTGATAGTCGGCAATCTGACTGCCCGAGACATCGCCTCATCCGGGTCGGAGTGGTATGTCGGTTCGGCGGCGGCGGGTGCGGAGTATCCGATGATTTCAAGCCGGAAATCTCCAACAACCTTCCGCGCCAATGCCAACGGAACACCGACCGGCGACGGCGACCTTCGGACCGTGCTAGGCGGCGGCGCGACGACAATGACCATTGACACCGACGCCGGCCTTGTTGACGTAACCGGAACGGCCAATTTTAGCGGCGAATTCCAACTCACCAACGATGCGCCAACGATCACGGCAATCGCGGGCAATGGCACCAGCGGCCTTCGGGTAAACGTGTTTGGCGGGTCGGCAAATCTAGTCCGTTTCCAAACCAACAGCACGACCACCCACACCTTCGGTTCCGACGGCAGCATCACAGCCACCTCGGCGACGATCCCAACGATCACGGCCGGAACCGCGCTTAACGTGAGCGGAACCGCGACGCTAAGCGGGTCGACAATTATCAGCAGCAGCACGCCGCTACTGAGTGCCATTGCTGGCAACGGAATCAGTGGTTTCAGAATTGATGTCACCGGCGCGGACGCCAACAACTTGGTCCGATTCCAGACCAACGGCACCACAACGCACACGTTCAGGCCCAACGGCGACATTTACCTGACCGGAGCCATTGAACTCGGCGAGGACGATGACACGACGCTGGCGCGAAGTGCGGCCGGAGTGGTGAGCATCGAGGGCACGCCACTGATCGACGCTGGCGTCGGCACGCTCACCTACTCCGGCACCGACGTAACAATCACCGCGGGCAGGGGAGCACTCCAGCGCGACCTGCTCACCTGCACAAACGACGCGACGCTCGCATGGACCGGACTTGCTGCGAAGGACGGCGGCACAATTCACGTCGGGCCAGCGGCGACCAACTGCACGTTCACTTTGCCGAGCTATGCCTTCAGCCCGACCGGTTCGACACTCACAATTTCGGGCGGCACGGGTAACACCAACCACACCGAAATCGCGTGGATCAACGCCGTGGTGGGCGGGACCAATCGCGTCTCGGTGACCGCGCTGAACTACTACCGATGAAACCAGTCTCCATCGAAACGATCTACTTGAAGCTGCGCGCCCTCGGTGTGCGCGACATCGAGCTCATGGACGCGGCCTACGTTGCGCCGACGCTGGAATGGCTGCGGGAGTTCGGCGGCTACCTCGCCGGCAAGAAGCTGGAGTATGTCCCGGAGACCTTCGATTGCGAACAGTTCGCCCGCTGGGCCGCGCACGAGGCCGACCTCGCACTGGTCAAGGCCGGCCTGCGTGATGCCGGCCACACTTTCGGCGAAGCCTCCTGCATGGTGGATCGCTCCGCCCATACCCTAAACCTCTGCCTCTGCTCCGATGAAAACCTGTATGCTCTTGAACCCCAGACGGGCGTGGTCACTCCTGCTGGCGATATTGCTGTGTGGACTCGCGTGCGGATGTAAGACGCCACCCACCTACGACCCACCCGCGATGCGATGAAGACGCTCCTTTCACTGCTCCTGTGCTCCGCGCTCACTGCGCTCGGGGCCGGGTTCTTCATGAATCAGCAGGGGCAGAGCGGAATCACTCCGCCACTTCCCGTATCAGGTTTCGACTTCTCCGACTACTTCACCGCAGAGCTTTCAATAATCCCGCAGCAAGACCCGGCGCTCAGCGACGGCGCCTCCATTTCCACCGCGACCGATCTCTCTGGAAACAGCCGTCACTTCACGCAGTCCACCACCGCGGCGAAACCGACCTGGAAGACGGGTGCAACTTCCAGCGGCATGGCGTCCATCCTGTTCGACGGCGGCGATGACTGGATGACCGCGGGCGACGTGTTGGACCTTGGGCTGAACTCGCGGACAATCTTTATCGCGCTCAAGCGCAATTCTGGAAACGCCGGGCTTCTGTGCAAGAGCTTGGCTGCCAGCGCTGGAGGGCGGTGGGCTGCGTTTATCGAATCGGGGGCCGCCAACACCCTTTGGACCTCTGGCGGAACGGTGTATTCGTCATCCGGCTCGGACACCGACACGGGCTGGCAGTTGCTTACCTGCGTTCTAAATCGGGCATCGGGGACGCTGATCCGTAAAAACGGAGTCCAGATCGCGTCTAATGCGAGTGCTGAAAGCGTTGGAAATCAACAAACCACCTATGCACTGCTGCTTGGCGCATACAACAACGGCACTGACGGCCTGACCCCAGTGGCAGGATTCTACCTCAACGGCGAAATCGCCGCCGTCGGCGTGTGCAACTCCGCGCTTTCAACAGGGACAATCGAGGACGTGGAAGACGCGCTTGGCGCATACCTTGGAATCACCATCACCCACTGATGAGACCGTTGCTCACAATTCTGCTTTCGCTCGCCGCCGTAGCGCAGACCAACACGGTGGTCATCGTTCCCGCCGCGCTGGTTTCGTCTGCCAACGCACTCGCGGCAGCGCAGTTCGACACGGACGGCGGCGGGGAATTAACATTCCTTGCCCGCCTTGTCACGCCGCCCGGCACGAACACGACCCACTATTGGTGTCTTGCGCGGTTCAGCCAAACCAACCGGGTGAAGCTGAACGTGCTCACCGCCACGCCACCGTGGACCAACGTGCTGGTATTCGACTATCCGCTCACAAATCCAACCGCGCCGTTTGAGTTCCTCGCAACCAATGGCCTTGCCGTCCCGACGCAAAGCATTTTCTGACCCATGAGCCACCTCGCCCGCCTCACCGAACTCCGTGAACGCCTCGGCATCGAGGACAGCGTGGACGACATGCTGCTGACCCGCTTGCTGGCCGCCTTCACGGCCCATGCCGAGCAGTTGTGCAATCGCCAGTTCGACCGGCAGGCCGCCGCCACCTACCGCTTTGACGGCGACGCGACCGAGGTGCTCCTGGACCGCTTCCCCGTCGAGTCGATCACCACGCTCGCGCTCCGCGAGGCCGGTGAAAGCACCTGGACCACGCAGACCGACGTGGCCTATCGCCTCAACGAAGCCGCCGGGCTCCTGTCGCTGGTGGACGGCCCGATGGGCACCCGCCGCGATGATGCCCGTGTCACCTTTGCCGGCGGTTACGTGCTGCCCGGCGCGACGGTCGGCAGCGGCCAGACCGCCCTGCCCAAGGACCTCGAGCACGCCGCCCTGGAACAGTGCGCGCACTGGTATCGCCAGCGCGATCGGCTGGGCCTCAGCAGCGTGTCGGGCGACGGCTCGGTGAGCCTGCCCCCGGGCCTGCACCTGCTCCCCAGCGTCGAGGAAATCCTCAAGCCCTACCGCCGGCTCGTCCTGTGAGGATGAATCTGGAAAGCCGGAAAGCAGGAACGGACCGGCCACTGCTCACTGATTACTGACCACTGATTACTTCCGCCCCCTTCCTGCCTTCCTGCCTTCCAAATTAACCCGCCCTTCCCATGAGCGACTCCATCCACAAACAGATTCTCGCGCGCCTGGAGACGATCCTCACCGCGCTCAAGACGGCCGGCACGATCCGCGAGCTGGCGATCCGCAATTCCGCCGCGCACGGCGCCAAGGCGTTGCCCGCGCTCCACATCGTGCCGGGCGACGAACAGCGCACCGCCCAGGATTCCCAGGGCTACACCTGCGAGCGCCTGTATCTGTTCAAGCTCGTGTTCGGTCCCGCCCGCGACCCATTCGACAAGGCCGCCGACCTGGTGCAAGCCGTGCAGGTAGCCATCGAGGCCGACCTGCAACTGAATGAGCTGGCCGCCGGCGGCATCCTCTACGAAGGCGAGCAGCCGTGGATCTCCGACGAGACCGAGGCCACCGAGGGCACCTTCCTGACCTACCGCGTGGCCTACCGCCGCCGCCGCGCGGCCGTAGCCCAGGGCTACTAGCCGCGGCAGGGAGCACGGAGCACGGAGCGCGGAGCCCGGAAGAAAACAGCGCCCCCCGTTCCAGCCGACTGCTCCAAGCTCCCCGCTCCCAGCCTCTTTCCCTGCTCCGGGCTCCGTGCTCCGTGCTTTTGGCCGTCCGGCCAATCCCGCCCCTCCCGGTCATTTCCCAAAGTGACCCCAGTCGGCGCACAACGTGCGCCGACACATCGCCCGCGATGGACGCGAGCGAGTGACCGGGACACATGCCATACCTTTCCGCGCTCGGCCTGCTGCTGGCCAAAGTCGAATCCTCCTACGGGACCGACCCCACCCCGACCAAAACCGCCAACAACATCGCCGTCATCGGCAATGTCACGGTCGAGCCCGACGTGGACACCCTGGAGCGGCCCATCCTCCACGGTGACTTCGCCCGGAGCACCGGCCAGACCGCCTTCCCGCGCGCCGTCATCCGCTTCCAGACGGAGCTCCGCGGCAACCGCACCAACGGCACCGACGCCGACATCTCGGCCGGCGCCTCGGGCAATGCCATCGAGATTAACCCGCTGTTCCAAGCCTGCGACTTTGAGCCGACCTACACCGCCGAGGTGAGCAGCGGGTCGCGCGACGGCCAGGTGCAATACCGGCGCGCCGTCCCCAGCGGCGGCGGCGTGGGTTCCTCCGTCACCTTCCACTTCTACGCCGGCGGCAAGCTGCACAAGGTCACCGGCGCCAAGGGCACCTTCCAGCTCGCGCTCGCCGTCGGCCAGAGCGGCAAGGTCAACTGGACCTTCACCGGCTTCTATTCGGTCAGCGACGCCAGCATCCCAGCCGATCCCACCTGGCTGAACACGATGCCGCCGCTGTTCGTTTACAACGGCGCCACCGCGCTCTGCACCTGGGGCGCGGTCAGCACCCACGTGCTCGCCAGCCTGAATGTGGACGCCGCGAACCAGGTGAGCCGCCGCGACGACGCCGCCAGCGCCACCGGCATCAAGGGTTTCATCGTCACCAACCATAGCCCCACCGCCTCGCTCGACCTGGAGGCCGTCGTCGAAGGCACCCACGCCATCTACGCCGCGCTGCTCGCCGGGACCAGCCAGGCGCTCGACGTCGTGTGGGGCGCCCAGACCGGCAACCAGGTGGCCATCCATCTGGAGACCATGATCAGCCGCCAACGCTTCGCCGACCGCGGCGGCCTGATTACCTCGCCCGTCGACCTGCTCGTTCGCCGGACCGAATTGGACGACGCCCTCGGCGACGAGTTCACCATCACCTTCAGTTGACAGCGCGGAGCAGGGAGCACGGAGCAGGGAAAGGAACCTCCCGCTCCCCGCCTCTGGCTCCCCGCTCCCAGCTTTTTGGCTCCCCAGCTCACAGCTCCCTGCTCCCCGCTCTTGGACCTATGCAGACCGACCCCAGCCCCCCGCTCCTGACCCCGGCCGACACCCTCGCGGGTTACCGCGACGTGCCGATCACCACCCTGCACGGCAGCCCCGGCACCGTGCGTGTCCACGCCGTGCCGTGGAAACAGCAGCTCGAGCTCGCCGGCCAGTTTCTGCGCGAGCAGGACGACACCGCGCTCCTGGCCGCCACGCTCCAGGGCGATCCCGATCACCTGCTGCGCGGGCTCGATGCCGGCAGCCTCGCGGAGGTCCGCAACGTGGCCGCCGCCTTTGTCCTGGGAGAGGCCACCCTAAAAAAAATCATGCGGGCGGCCAGCGGTCTGACCGCCCGGCCGATCCCGAACGCTGGTTTCTCGCCGGCCTCCAGCTCGAAGTCGAATGCGTCGCCGCCGGCTACGCCGACGCCCCCGGCTGGCACCTCGGCCGCCTCGAACTTGTCACCCGCGCCCTCGGCGCCCGCGACGCCCGCCGGCAACGCGACTGGCTCAGCCTCCTGCGCTGCGCTCAGCACGGCGACACCCACGCCTGCGCCAACTACGCCCGCCACCTCGAACACGCCGCCGACCTCGGCCGCGACGCCGAACCCCAGCTCACCGACGCCGCCGCCACCCGCCAAGCCGTCGAACAACTGATCGCCGAGCAAAATGACCAAAGCCCAGGAACAGAAAGCCCGCCGCCTCGCCCGCAAGATTTTGGCCGCCCGGGAAGTTGAGCGCGCCGCCATCGAACAGGCCAACGCCGACCTGCTGGAACTGATCGCGTTCTGCCCCGTCGGCCAACCGCTGGATACCGGCGACGAGGTCGTTGAAATCGTGGACCAGTTTGCCGATCGCAACGTGGTCTTCCGGCCGGCTGCCGTGCGCCGCTTCGATCTCCGAGAGGTCAAATGAACGAATCCCAGAAGGTTCAGGCCATCATTGAAATCCTGCGCACCGGCACCGGTGCCCAGGACGCCAAACGCGACCTCGAAGGCGTGCAATCCGCCGCGGGTGGGCTCAATGAGCACCTGCAGCGCCTCTCGCAGACGCTCGCCGCCACCTTCACCGCCGGCGCCGTCGCCAAGTTCGGGCTCGATGCGGTCAAGGCCTTCGCCGATTCCGAGGCCGGGCTCAATCGCCTCAACAACACGCTCCGCGCCGCCGGCCAGTTCTCCGACGAATACGTCCGCGACCTCCGCGAGCAGGCCGATGCGTTGGCCGAGGTCACCACGGCCGACGACGACGCCATCATTTCCAGCCAGCGATTGCTGATCCAGTTCGGCGCCGCCCGCGCCGACATGGACCGGCTCACCCGGGCCGCCCTCGACCTCTCCGTCGGCCTCGGCACCGACCTGAACACCGCCGCCACGATGCTGGGCCGCGCGGTCGCCGGGGAGACCGCCGCCTTCGAACGCTACGGCTTCCAGATCGACGCCACGGCCGACGCCGGCACGCGCCTCACCAGCGTGGTCGAACAGGTGGAAGCCCGCTTCCAGGGACTGGCCGGCGGCGAAGTCGGCACGCTCCTGGGGCAGACCGAACAGCTCGCCAAGCTGTGGGGCGACATCCAGAAGACCACCGGCGCCTGGCTTGCCGAGGCCATCACGCCGGCCATCGCCGAGCTCAAGGAACTGATCGACAAGGCAGCCATCCTGAAGGCGCAGGCCGAACTCGGTTCGGTGGACGTCGCGACCCGCGCCAAGACCGCCAGCCGCCTGGACGTGGACCTGATGATGCTCGGAATCAACGACCCGTCCCGCGCGGGCGAGGCCGAGAAGGCGCAGGCCGCCCTGCGGTCCATGTTCAACGCCACCAAGTCGCCGGCCGGCATCTATGCCTACCCGCGCGACGACCGGGCGATCAACGCCGAGGCGCTGCTCCAGCAGGACGAAGCCGTGGCCCGCGCCATGGGCCTGCTCAATTACACCCCGGCCGGGCTGGGCGGCGGCGAGCAATACGGCCCGCCCGCACCGCCGCGCACCACCCTGAGCGCCGCCGCGGGCGCCGACCGCTTCCGCAAGGTCAACACCGAGCAATTCGGCCCCACCGATGCCGAGGCCAACGAACAGCGCCGCAAGCTCGCCCGCGAGGCCACCGAGGAGCTGACTGCCCTGGAGCAGCAACTCACCCTCGAGAGCATCCGGGCCGGCGATTACCGCCTCGGCAAGGTCAACGAAGAGTATGACCGCCGCGTGGCCACCTACCAACGCCTGGCCGCGGAGCACAAGATCACCGAGGAGCAGATGACCTCGATGACCCGCGACGCCGCCTTCGAACGCGATCGCGCCGTGGAAGAGGGCCTGCAACGCCAGCGGGAACAGGAACGCCGCGCCCACGAGGAACGCCTCCAGGAATGGCGGCAGGTCACCGCGCAGATCGAGCAGACCATCGCCACCAACGTGGCCGGCGGGCTCGTGAACGCCTTCCGCACCGGCAAGTTCGAGGCCGACAAGTTCTTCAGCGACCTCTTTGCGCAGATCGCCCAACTGATCCTGCAGACGCTCATTCTCCGGGCCATCCGCGGCATGTTCGGCGCGGCCTTTGCCGAGGGTGGCACCACCTTTGCCGCCGCGGGCCTGCCCCCGACCTTCGCCGCGGAGGGCCTCACGCAGCTCAACCACGCGACCTACTTCCCGCGCTTCAACGTCGTCGCCGGCGAGGCGGGCATGGAGATGATGACGGTCCTCGCCAAGCCGCGCCCGATGGCCTTTGGCGGCGTGCAGGCCATGACCGGTTTTGCCCAGGGCAAGGAACTCGCCGTCATGTCGGCCGGCGGCGCCGCGGCGCTCGCGAACGGCAGCGGCGGCGGCACCGGCCGCATCGTGATCGACGTCAACATGGCCCCCGGCCTGCGCGCGGAGATCACCCAGGACGCCGTGGTCGGCGCCGAGGTCCGCATCACCCAACAGCTCGGCCGCGACTCCGCCGTGCGCTCCGCCGTGAAGGCCGTCGGCCAGTAATTCTGCATTCTGCCTTCTTCCTTCTGCCTTCGCCATGCAAGCCACCGTCAAACTCCAAGGCACGCAGATCGTCCTGCGCCAGCTCGACTCGCTCGATGGGCGGGTCCGGCAGGAGGTTGGCCAGGCGCTTGCACGCGGCCTGCAATACGCCGTCGGGATCAGCCAGCGCAGCTTCCTGCGAGGTCCGCGCCCGGCCCGGCTGGGCGTGGTCACCGGCCGCCTGTTCGGCAGCATCACCAGCCGCGTGGACCACGAGACCGACCGCATCGTCGGCGCCATCGGCACCAATGTCTTCTACGGCGCCTTCCACGAGTTCGGGTTCCAGGGCACGCAACAGGTCAAGGCGCACACGCGCGTGATCCGCATCGTGGCGAGCCCCGGCCAGGGCATGGCCCCGGTCACCTTTGGCCGCAGTGGCGGTCCCGGCACGCGGGCGGCCTCGGCCGCGGGGCAGGGCACCGCCCGCAAGCTGGGCAAGGCCGTGATCTCGAAGGAAGTCGAACAGGTGCGCGCCCACACACGGACGCTGAACTACGCCGGCAAACCCTTCCTGCGCCCCGCCCTGCAGCAGGCGCTGCCGCGGATCCTCCGCGAGGTGAATGCGGGCGTGAAGAAAGCCCTCGAAGGGCAATGACCCAGGACCCATGACCACGGACCAACAACTTCGCCTCGTCATCCTGCTGTTCGCCCGCTGGGCCGACGTCTACACCACCTGGCTCGTGACGCCCGACCTGAGCGGTGAGCTGAACCAAGTCGTCCGCCGGCTGGGCTGGCGTTACTGGATCGCCAGCAACGTCCTCTTCTGCGTGGTGCTCAGCAACCTGCCCCTTGAAGCCTGCGCCGCAGTGGCTACGGTGAGCGGCCTGGTCGCCCTATGGAACCTCGCCCAATGGAGGGCACGGCAATGAGGGCGAATCTGGAAAGCCGGAAAGCAGGAACGGACAAAAGCAGGAACCGTCTCCGCGTCTCCCCTCTCCGCGTCTGCTGCTCTGCCCCTTCGCGCCTTCGCTGTTAAACCATGAAGACGCTCACGTCACCCGTCTCGACCGAGGCCGCCGCGCTCACCAGCGGCTGGGCGGAGATCTACGACGTTTACCTGCCCGCGAGCATCACCACGCCGTTTGGCACCACCGACGTCCTGAGGGTCGCCAATTACTCGGGCAACCTCGCCTTCTTCACCCCGCAGACCGAACCCGAACCCACCGGCACCCAGGGCGACGCCGCCACTTACATTGCCTGGCCGGTCACCCGCGACTCGGCACGGAGCAGCGGCCAGTCCAAGGACGACCGCCTCACGGTGACCTTCAGCAACGTGACCGGCGAGTGGGCCGACATGTTGGCCGCCGTGGATTGGCGCCGCGCCCGGCTCGTCATCCGCAAGGTGCCCACCACCAGCAGCAGCACCCTCACCGCCGACGATTGCACCACGCTCTTCAGCGGCCGGGTGAACAGCGCCGCGGTCAGCCTGCAAAGCGTCGCGCTGGCCTGCTCGTCGGACCTCGGCACGTTCACCGTGCAGTTGCCCCGCGACACCTTCCACAGCGCCTGCCGGTTCAAGTGGGCCGATGACGGCTGCGGGGCCATGCGGTTCCACGTCGACCATTACAAGGCCAAGACCTGTGGATCCGGCAGCACCACCACCACGGTCAATAGCAGCGGCCTGACCGAGGACGACAGCACGGGCAGCTACGGCACCGACCTGGTCAATGCGCTGGCCAGCGGCGACTTCACCGCCAGCAGCAGCCAGACCGGCTTCGAAGGCTACCGGGTTAAGTCGTCCGAGGCATCGAGCTGGCAGCTCAGCACCTCCCGTTCGAACTGGGGCGATTGCGTGCAAGGTTACTGGGAAATCCCCAGCGCGGAGGAAGGGCGGAAGAACCCCCTGCTGAACCCCAACCTGCGGATTGATTTCGGCAGCGCCGTGACGCCCAAGGTCTGGCGGCTTACCTCGGTCGCCAACCTCGGCCGCGAGACGATGCCGCGCCTGTGGCAGTTCCACAGCAGCCCCGACGCCACGACCTACACCCACGAGCTGGACTTTGAGATGCCGGCCAATGAGGGCGCTGGGCAGACCGTGGGCGAGGCACTGATTCCCCACGCCAGCAGCGCCCGCTACTGGAAGCTGTGCCTGCGGTCCCGCTGGGCCGTCGGCCACTGGGTGCCCGCGCTGGAAACCGTGGAGGCCTACGCCGCCGGTCGGCATTACTGGCGCGCCGGCCGCATCACCTTTGGCGCGGCCACGACCACCGCGGCGCTCCGCAACGTAAGCCGGGTGATCAAGGAAAGCTGGAACGGCAGCGTGGTGCTGGAACGCGCCCTGCCCGTGGCCCCGGCCAGCGGCGATACCTTCGTGATCGAGCGCGGCTGCAACCGCAGCTTCAACGCCTGCGCCGAGCGCCGCCGAACCGAGTTCTTCGGCGGTTTCCCGAACATCGGGCAGGAGATCAGCGTGGCCGCCTCGGGCGCCACCGTGACCGCCCCCGGCGCCGGCAACAACGCGGGCGACGGCAGCACCAACGACCGGTATATTCCATGACCCCATTTGTGATTGGACTGGCTGCCTTGGCCGTGTGGCTTTGGATCAAAAACGCCCGGCTGAGCAAAGCCTTGGGAAAAGCCATAGAATTGGTTGAACCCCTTGAGAATAGCAGGATTCGGCTCCGTAAAATGTCAGAATACTACCGAGCTGAAAACGAGCGACTGAACAACCGTCTGCAAACGCAACAGAAGGAGATCGACATTATCATGCGGACGGCAAAGGCATCCCGGCGCCAGAATCGCACCCGGAAGCCCACGCTGCCATGACCGCTGACTCCCTCCAACGCCTGCGCCGCCTGCGCTGGTCGCCCAACGGCCGCGGGCCGGACGTCGTCGATTGCGTCGGGTTCGTCCTGCTCTACTGCGCCGAGAACGGCATTCCGCTGCCCGAAGCCGAGCCTGGCAACACCCCGGAAGGCCCCGCGCGGGCCGCTTGCACGCCGGCCGTCTTGGCGCTGGTGGACCCCATTGGGCCCCTCGCCGCCATGGCCGGGAACGCGGTCTTCTTCGCCAACGCCAAGGGTGTCCTGATGCACGTCGGCGTCGTGACCGAGGACGGCCGGCTGATGCACTGCACGTTTGGCGGCGTGCGCCTCGATCGCTCCCTGGACTTGCTGGCCCGCGTCGGCCTGCGGGCCGTGGGCTGCGTGCCGCTGGGCGATACCGCCCGGCTGGGCCAACTGCTGGCCATCCCGTCGCTCCACGAGCCGATCACCATCATACTGGGCGTGCTGGCCATCGTGTCGCTGGTCCTCAGCATCGTGCTGATGCCGAACCTCGCCGCCTACGGCTCGACCCGGGGCCGGTATGGGTTCGACGGGCTGGTGACCCAGAACACCGCCGAGGTGCCGCTGCCCGACGTGCTGGGCAAGGTCTGGTGCGCCGGGAATATCATCTACCAGGCCCTCACGGATAAGACCGGCGAGGTCACCGATCCGGCCGAGCAAAAGACGGTCAGCATCGTGGTCTTCTGCGCCGGCCCGGTGAGCGGTTACGGGCTGCTCAACCTGCGCATCAACGGCAACACTTGGGACAGCAACGTCTGGTTCTCCGATGCGCCCCCGCTGGGTGACACCACGACCGGGTTCTATTACGACCTCGGCGGGCTCGGCCTGACCACCCGCGCGGAGGTCTGGGATGGCACCATCCTGAGCCTCGATGACCGGCCGTCGATCACCATGCGGCAGGCGGTTCTGGACATCCCCGGCAGCCGGCCCGAGATCGTCCCCATTGACCTGCGGGCCAGCTACGACCGGGCCTTCCCGCTCTACGGCTTGAACGGTTGCGCCTACGGGGTCTTCCGGCTGGTGGATTCCCGGAAATACAGCCAGTTCAACGTCATTGCCCTCGTCCAGGGCCGCCCCGTGCGCCTGTTCGACGAAACCGGCTTCCTGACCAGCACCGCCACGGCCGAGGACTTGGGCGCCCTCTGGGATGGCTCGCGGAAGTATGGCGTGCTGCTCCATCCCGACGTCGTGTCGGTCGCATCGGTCACCGTCAACGGCACCAGCTACGACGAGATGGACGCCACCCACCAGACCGGCAACGTCTACCGGCTGAACCGCGAGCAGGGTTACCTGGAGTTCCTCACCGCCCCCGCCGCCGCGGCGACCGTGCTGGTCACCTACACCTACTACCAGCAGGCCTGGCGGACGACCCCCACCCATCACGTCCTGCATCTGCTCACCAATGAGCGTTACGGCCTGGGCAAACCCGCTTCCAAGATCGACTGGGCCAGCTTTGACGCCGCCCAGGACTACTTCAGCGAGACCGTGGACACCCCCACGCCTTCCGGGACCGTTTCCGACCTCCGTTACACCACCAACTACACCGTGGACCGCCGCCGTCCGGCCCTCGATCACCTGCAGGCGCTGCTCGATGCCTGCACGTCGGTCCTGCTGGTCTCCGACGGCAAGCTGAAGCTGAAGCCCATCCGCAACTCGTCGAGCGTCTACAGCTTCGACGCCGACAGCATCCTGCGCGACCGGTTCAAGGTCAGCTTCCTAGACCAATCCACCGCCGCCAACCGGCTCAAGGTGGTCTTCAACGACGTGGACAACTTCAGCGCCCAGACCGCCGTTTTTGCCGACGACTTGGCCGACCAGGAAGCCCGCCGCGAGGAAGGCCTCGAACCCATTCTCGAAAAGGCCCTGCACTTCCCCGCCGTGACCGGCTGGGCGCAGGCCTACCGGCTCGCCCAGCAACGCCTCGCCCTCGAGCTGGGCCGGACGTGGACGGTGGAGTTCACCACCAACCTGATCGGCCTCGCCCTGGAGCCCGGCGACACCATTGACCTGACCCATCCCGCCATGCCGAGCTGGGCCGGCGAACTGGCCCGCATCGACGAGATTTCCCACGACGAAAACGACCGGCTGGTGATCAAGGCCAGCCAGTATGTGGAGCTGCCTTACGCATGAGCACCGAAACCTATCCCCTGTCCGGCATCGGCACCTGCCGGGTCACCCCGCTCAACCGGGTCGTCACCGACGAGATGGAGTCCGGGGTCACCTACGCCCGCCGGCTCTGGGCGGCGCAGACGTTCCGGCGGCAGTTTGCCCTCAGCCACGGGGCGCTCACGCGCGCCGAGCTGGCCCGCCTCCAGGAGTTCCATGGCGACCGCGACGGCGGTTACGAGGCCTTTTACTACCGGGACAACATCAGCCGGGAAGGGCATTCCGAGGTCCGCTTTGCCAACACCCCCGTCTGGGATGCCTCGACGATGGATCTGCGCAACGTGGACGTGACCCTGCTGGAGATCGCCCCTCGCCGTCGTCTGCCCACGGTCACCGAGGTCGCCACCGCCGCCGGCACCACCCCATTGCTCTGGTGGGATGCCAACCGCGAGACCGCCATCCGCCACGACGGCGCCTGGAGCTACGACGGCGACGGGCTCTGGGATGCGGTCAGCGCCGGGCACGTCGGCACCTGGCAGGCCGGCAGCATCGGTTTCGGGGCTTCGCTGGCGGAGGATTACCAGCACTTCCGGGCCGACGGCACGGCCTGGGCAAAGGGCGCCAGCAACGTGGCGTTATCGGGCGCGCAACCCGCCTGCACGCTCTTTGCATTCGTCCGGCACAGCACCGTCTCGGCCAAGCAGGTCCTGTTCGCCGTCGGCACCGCTGGAGCCGGGGCCAGCCTCGGCCTCGTGGTGGCCAGCGACAACCGCTACGAGCCCTGGGTGGGCGGCACGGAAACCTGGACCAACGCCCGCTCGATTAACAGCGCCGCCGATACGTGGCGCAGTGTGGCCGTGGTGTGGACCGGCGCGAGCAACAACGCGACCCTCTACGTGAACGCCGCCAGCATCGGCACCGACGCCGTCATTCGCAGCCTCACGGCCGGCCCGGCAACCCTCTTCGGCAGCAGCGCCGGCACCCTCCTGAGCGGCAGCAGCCTGGCCAAGGCCGACGTAGCGCACTCGCTGGTAATCCCCGCCGCCCTCACGCTGGCCCAGGTAAAGGCTACCCACAACCTGCTCTGCTACCAGCTCGGCGTCGCCACGGTGGCCTGAGCCATCCCTAAGTCCGCCAAGCGCAAACCGGGGCACAAATCCCTAAGTCCGCCAACCCATCCCCCGCCTTCCGGTTTTTTCGCCGGGATACAGATCGCTCAGGAGTTGGTGCGGTTGGCCGGGCTCGAACAGGAACGCGTCGCCCGGTTCGATGGGCGTAAAGCCGCCATCGTGCCG